TAGTAGTAGACTCCGAGATAGAGAAGTCTACTAAAAATGGAGAAATACACAGAAATCCACAGGAGGGTGAAAGATGCTGTTCCAGGAGAGGTATCAGCAGTAGAGTGCCTTGATCTGTTGGATAGGCTCTATGCTGTGAGACATGATGTGGTCGATCAAATGATAAAACACGACTGGTCAGACAATAAGGACACTGAAAGGCCAATTGGTCATGTGCTGTTAATGGCAGGAGTGCCCAATGATGTAATCCAGTCTATGGAGAAGAAAGTTATCCCGGGGAGTCCAAGTGGTCAGATCCTGAGGTCATTTTTCCGGATGACACCTGACAACTATAAAATTACAGGTAATTTGATTGAGTTTGTGGAAGTGACAGTGACGGCAGATGTGGCTAGAGGAGTTCGAGAAAAGGTAGCAAAGTATCAAGCTGGCCTAACATATGTTGAAGAACTGTTGAGGCAAGAATATGAGAGAGGAAACCTAGGCGGAAGTTATCAAATAAAATTCGATGTTGTAGCAGTTCGTACAGACGGGTCAAACATATCGACACAGTGGCCAAGTAGGAGAAATGATGGAGTAATACAGACAATGAGACTCATTCAGGCTGATATTAATTTTGTGAGAGAACATCTGATAAAGGCAGAGGAAAGAGGTGCCCTAGAAGCAATGTTTAACCTGAAATTTCATGTAGGTGGACCTAAGGCAAGGACCTTTGATGTGCCAGACTATCGGCCACAAGCATTATGCAATCCAAACATTGACGGGTTGTTAGATCACTGTAAGAAGTGGCTTACACATGAGCATGCATTTGCATTTGAGGAGGTGCAAGGGGGTAAAGTATTTAATGCATTTCAACAGGAAGAATCAGTTCATAAAGAAAGGTATAACCCATCAAGAAAGCCTAGGAATTTTTTATTGATGCAAGGAACGATTCAAGGCCCATATATGCCAAGTACTATAGCATCTGATCAATATGATTCTCGAGTTGGTTGTCTGGAACTGTTGAGGAACTACCCAGAAACACCAGTCCAAAAGTTGGTAGGTGATATGGCCTATAAATACATATCATTGGACAAAGATGACATCTTAAATTATTACAATCCTAGGGCATACTTTAAGCCAACATCTAATGTTAAAGAACCGGGAACATTCAAGCTAAATTTGTCAGCAATGGATCCTAAGTCCCGAGCACTTCTGGACATTATATCTAAAGATTCAAAGAAAGGTATATTTGGAGAGAAAATTGATAGTATAGAGATAGACAGTCAAATCCAGTTGAATGATTGTGCAAAGGTGATCGAAAAGATTCTATCTGATTTAGAGATTAATGTCGGAGAGTCACATGTACAGATTGACGAACCCAAAAAGACAACAGGTGTTGATGATATATTAAAGAAATTCTACGACAATGAGATAGTCAGATATTTACTGACAATAATTAGAAAGACCACTGCTTGGCATCTAGGACATCTTTTCCGAGATATCACAGAAAGTCTTATAGCACATGCAGGGTTGAAAAGGTCTAAATATTGGTCTGTCCATGGTTACAACCACGGAAATATATTATTATTTATTCTCCCATCAAAATCATTGGAAGTTGCTGGCTCATATATTAGGTTTGTGACAGTATTTAAAGATGGGATCGGACTTATAGATAGGGATAATTTAGATTCAACAGTACTAATAGACAACACAGCCTGGTGTTTCAGTAAAGTTATGAGCCTTGACTTGAACCGTCTGCTGGCGTTGAATATTTCCTTTGAAAAGGCTTTACTTGCAACAGCAACTTGGTTTCAATATTATACAGAAGACCAAGGTCATTTCCCGCTTCAACATGCATTACGATCAGTGTTCGCATTTCATTTTTTATTGTGTATGTCCCAAAAAATGAAATTGTGTGCTATCTTCGACAACCTGAGGTATCTGATCCCAGCTGTGACATCACTTTATTCAGGATTCCGGCCATTGATTTCTAAGTTTTTTGAACGGCCATTTAAAAGTGCATTAGAGGTTTACATTTACTCCATTGTCAAAACCTTGCTGGTTAGCCTTGCACAGAATAATAAAATAAGGTTTTATTCTAAAGTTCGACTCCTTGGTCTTACTATAGATCAGTCTACAGTTGGTGCAAGTGGCGTCTATCCATCATTGATGTCTCGGGTTGTTTATAAGCATTATCGTAGTTTGATCTCTGAGGCAACTACATGCTTTTTCTTGTTCGAGAAAGGACTTCATGGAAATCTAACTGAGGAAGCTAAGATACATCTGGAGACAGTTGAGTGGGCAAGAAAGTTCAAGTCTAAGGAAGTAAAATATGGGGAGTATATTATGGAAGAAGGTTATACCATTCAGGATGTCCTAGACCATAATGTTGAGGTAGAACAGCAGTTATTCTGTCAAGAAGCAGTTGAGCTGGCAGCTTTTGAGTTAAATCAATACTTACAGGCAAAGTCCCAAGTTATGGCAGCTAATATAATGAACAAGTATTGGGATAGGCCATATTTCAGTCAGACCCGCAATATCAGCTTGAAAGGGATGTCTGGTTCATTGCAAGAGGACAACCACCTATCTGCGAGTGTAACCTTAATTGAGGCTATACGGTACCTAAACCAGAGTCAGCATAACCCTACAATATTAGAGATGTATGAACAGACAAAACAGCAGCCTGCAAAAGCTCGTATTGTAAGAAAGTATCAACGTACAGAAGCAGATAGAGGTTTTTTTATAACGACCTTGCCAACACGTGTACGGTTAGAAATAATAGAAGACTACTTTGATGCTATAGCTAAAGTTGTACCAGAAGAGTACATTTCTTATGGTGGTGAGAGAAAGATTCTTAATATCCAGCAAGCACTAGAAAAGGCATTAAGGTGGGCATCAGGAGAAAGTGAAATACAAGCAAGCGTTGGGCATGTTATAAAGCTTAAGAGGAAGTTAATGTATGTAAGTGCAGATGCCACAAAATGGTCACCAGGGGACAACTCAGCCAAATTCAGAAGGTTCACTCAGGCTTTGTATGATGGGCTACGAGATGACAAGTTGAAAAACTGTGTCGTTGATGCCTTACGGAATATCTACCAGACTGAGTTTTTTATGTCCAGAAAATTGCATAGGTACATTGATGATATGGATGATCTGTCTGAATTTGTAGATGACTTTTTATCTTTTTTCCCTAATAAGGTATCTGCAATGATAAAGGGAAATTGGCTCCAAGGAAATTTAAATAAATGCTCTTCGCTATTTGGTGTGGCCATGTCATTATTATTTAAAAGGGTTTGGAGCATGCTGTATCCTGAGTTAGACTGTTTCTTTGAATTTGCACATCATTCGGACGATGCACTGTTTATATATGGTTATTTAGAGCCATTTGATGATGGGAGTGACTGGTTCAAGTTTGTTTCTCAGCAGATACAATCAGGTCATTTACACTGGTATGCTGTAAATACAGAAATGTGGAAGAGTATGTTTAACCTTCATGAGTACATCTTGCTTATGGGTTCTATTAAGATATCCCCAAAGAAGACAACAGTTTCTCCAACTAATGCAGAGTTCTTGTCAACATTTTTTGAGGGTTGTGCTGTCTCAATTCCCTTTGTAAAGATTCTATTAGGTTCTCTTTCAGACTTACCTGGTTTAGGTTATTTTGATGATCTAGCAGCAGCACAAAGTAGGTGTGTTAAAGCATTAGACATGGGTGCATGTCCACAGCTTGCTCAACTTGCAATTGTTCTCTGTACAAGTAAGGTCGAAAGGCTATATGGGACTGCAAAAGGTATGGTAAACAACCCCACAGCCTTTTTGAAAGTAGATCGGAGTCAAGTGCCCATTCCATTGGGAGGTGACGGTTCTATGTCCATCATGGAACTTGCCACAGCTGGTATAGGGATGGCTGACAAAAATATTCTTAAGAATTCATATATCTCATATCGTCATACTAGAAAGGACACAGACCGGTATATATTAGGCCTTTTTAAATTCTTAATGAGTTTATCAGAGGATGTATTTCAGCATGACAGGTTAGGCGAATTCAGTTTTGTGGGTAAAGTTCAATGGAAAGCATTCACACCAAAGGCTGAATTTGAATTTTACGATCAATATTCTAATAGATACATTCAACTTTGGACAGAACAACACCCTGTTTATGATTACATCATACCACGTGGAAGAGACAATTTATTAGTGTATTTAGTCCGTAAACTCAACGATCCCAGTATCATCACTGCAATGACAATGCAATCACCACTACAATTACGATTCCGAATGCAAGCAAAACAGCATATGAAGGTATGTAGGTTGAATTCAGAATGGGTAACATTTAGGGAGGTCTTAGCCGCTGCAGACTCCTTTGCATCGCAGTATAGGCCGACAAGGACTGATTTGGAATTATTTCAGACACTAGTAAACTGCACTTTTTCAAAAGAATATGCCTGGCGTGATTTTTTGAATGAGGTAAAGTGTGATGTGATTAATGTACGACAGGTTCATCGGCCTAAAGTGGCAAGAACTTTCACTGTTAAAGAAAGGGATCAATCGATCCAAAATCCAATAATGGCAGTGATAGGTTACAAATATGCAAATTCTGTAGATGAGATTAGTGATGTGTTAGACAGTGCAATCCACCCTGATTCCTTATCAACTGACCTTCAGCTTATGAAAGAAGGAGTATATAGGGAATTAGGCCTAGATATCAGTGATCCCTTAGTATTGAAACGAGTTGCACCACTACTGTATAAATCAGGAAAATCCAGAGTTGTAATTGTGCAAGGCAATGTTGAGGGAACTGCTGAATCAATATGTAGTTATTGGTTGAAATCTATGACTCTAATCAAGACTATCAAGGTCAGACCAAAAAAGGAAGTTCTTAAGGCTGTATCCCTATATGGCCATAAAGATAAAATCGGCAACTTAACATATATTGCAGCAATGAGATTATGCATTGAAGTATGGCGGTGGGCAAAAGTTAATGAGCAAAGTCCTGAAGGTTGGTTGAGGGCTCTATATTTTGAGTCAAAAACACTGCTGGATTGGGTCCATGATTTTACAAGTAAAGGTATTATTCCAGTAGATCCAGAAATACAGTGCTTGGGTTTATTATTAAATGATTTATTTGGGAATAAGAGTCTACTCCAGATGCATGCAAATAGAAGAGCATATTCAGGAAAGCAATATGATGCTTATTGTGTTCAGACCTATAATGAAGAAACAAAACTGTATGAAGGGGACCTCAGAGTAACATTCAATTTTGGGATGGATTGTGCACGTCTTGAAATCTTTTGGGACAAGAAGGAATACATCCTTGAAACATCTATTACACAACGCAATGTTTTGAAACTGATGATGGAGGAAGTGACAAAGGAGTTACTTCGATGTGGGATGCGATTTAAAACAGAACAGGTCAATTCATCTCGAAGTCTTGTTCTATTCAAAACGGAATCTGGCTTTGAATGGGGGAAACCTAATGTTCCATGCATCGTATTTAAACATTGTGCTCTACGTACTGGGCTTAGAACAAAAGCAACAGTGAAAAAACCATTCAATATAACAATTCAGGCCAATGGATTTAGAGCAATGGCCCAGTTAGATGAAGATAACCCGAGGTTTCTATTAGCACATGCTTATCATAATCTTAGAGATGTGAGGTATCAAGCCTTGCAAGCAGTAGGGAACTTATGGTACAAGACTGCACAGCATAAATTATTCATTAATCCAATAGTATCAGCAGGGCTTCTAGAGTGCTTCATGAAAGGACTCCCAGCTGCAATACCACCTGCAGCGTACTCATTGATAATGAACAAGGCCAAGATTTCTGTTGACCTTTTTATGTTCAATGAGCTTTTGGCCCTTATAAACCCGCAAAACGTCCTTAATCTTGATGGGATTGAGGAGACATCTGAAGGTTATAGTACTGTTACAACGATCTCCAGCACAAGTTGGTCAGAGGAGGTGAGTCTAACAATGGATGATAGTGATGATGATGAACCAGAGCAACCGAACTATACTATAGACCTAGATGACATTGATTTTGAAACAATAAACCTAGAGGAAGATATTGAGCACTTTCTCCAAGATGAGTCAGCATACACTGGGGATTTGCTCATACAGGCAGAAGATACGGAGGTCAAGCGACTCCGAGGTATTACAAGGGTTTTAGAACCAATTAAACTGATAAAAAGTTGGGTTTCCAAGGGTCTAGCCATTGACAAAGTTTATAACCCGATTGGGATAGTTCTAATGGCACGATACATGTCTAAGCACTTTGACTTTAATAAGATCCCATTAGCGCTCCTTAACCCATATGATTTAACAGAGTTTGAGAGTGTTGTCAAGGGGTGGGGAGAAACAGTAAATGATAATTTTATTGAGTACGATAGAGAAGCTCAGAAAAAGGTACAAGAGGAGAAGGTGCTGCCTGAAGATGTGTTGCCAGACTCATTGTTTTCTTTCCGCCATGTCGATATTCTTCTTAAGCGTCTTTTCCCTAGGGATGCAACTGCATCATTTTATTAATTTCTGCATTGCCTGTCTTTTCTTCTATTTGCTCTTTTCTCGGAGCATACTACTA